CGGCAGGTTCAATATCAAATTCTTTTACGGTTTCTACATAATAAATAGCTTTACTTTTATAATAAAATATGATATAATATAATTATGCTTGATTTGAAAACAGTACATGAAATGTGGGCAAAAGATTGTGTAATCAGTCCCATGAAACTAGATGACGCTTCTCGTGAAGCACCTGCTATGCACGCAAAATATCTAGAACTACTCTCCACTGCAAAACTTCAACTCAAAAGAACAGAAGCATCTCAAAAGGTGCTACTGAAGGACAAATGGTTATATTATAATGGTAAGATGTCTCAGGAGGATATCGTTGAAAAAGGTTGGGATCCCGACCCATTTGACGGTTTAAAAATCCTTAAAGGCGAAATGGAATACTATTATGGTGCCGATCCTGAGATTCAAAAGTCTGAGGAAAAGATACAATACTATAAAACTCTGGTAGAGACGTTATCAGAGATTATAGATAATATCAAATGGCGTCACCAAACGATTGGGAATATAATTAAGTGGAAACAATTCGAGTCCGGAAACTAAACCACGCAAATCTTGAGATAACTTCCGATTCAGGTATAGCGCAAGAACTAAATGAATTTTTTAGTTTCTTCGTTCCTGGTTATAAGTTCATGCCTGCATTCCGTAATAGAATGTGGGATGGTAAGATACGACTTTTTGCTTTACGAGATCGTACACTTCCTGCTGGTTTATTTTACCATTTAAAAGAATTTTCGGAAAATCGCGGCTATATACTAGACTCTGAAACGAACAATTATGGATCCCCAGATGACAGAAATATTATTAAACCCGACGATCTTAAGCATTTTCTTATCGGTCTTAATCTTCCTTTCAATCTTCGGGACTATCAGTTTGGATGCGTGGGTGAAGCGATCACGAGAAAAAGAGCAATCCTCCTCAGTCCAACAGGATCAGGAAAATCCTTAATCATATATGCTATTATTCGTTATTGGTTACAAAGATTGACCAGTGGTACAAATTATCCTAAAGCAGGTAGAGTCCTTATTATCGTACCAACTACTTCGCTCGTTGAACAAATGCACGCAGACTTCATTAACTATGGTTGGCACGAAGGTGCGATGCATAAAATTTATTCCGGTAAAGATAAAAATATTCAAAATGCTTCCTGCGTTATTACTACTTGGCAAAGTGTACATAGACTACAAAAGGATTGGTTTCAACAGTTCGGTTGCGTCATAGGTGATGAGTGTCATGGTTTTAAATCAAAGTCTTTGATGTCTATCATGAATAAATGTACCGAAGCAGAATATCGTTTCGGTGCTACTGGTACATTAGATGGATCGCAGACGCACGAACTTACACTCCAAGGATTGTTCGGTAAAACCTATAGAGTAACAACTACCAAAAAATTACAAGACGATAATACACTCGCTCCTTTGACTATCAATAGGATCGTACTGAACTATGGTGATAAAGTTAAAAAGGATTTCGGTAAACAAACATATCAAGAAGAAATCGACTTTATAGTGAGTCATGAGAAAAGAAATAATTTCATACGAAACCTTGCCCTCGATTTAAAGGGAAACACATTGGTACTATATAATTATGTGGAAAAACATGGGAAACCTTTGTACAACTTAATAAGGGATAAAGCAGATGAAAATCGCAAAATATTTTTCGTGTCTGGTGATGTCGCTACCTCCGACCGTGAAGCAATACGAGGAATTGTGGAAAAAATGTCAGACTCAATCACTGTTGCTTCATTAGGAACTTTCTCTACAGGGATTAATATTAAGAACCTACATAATATCATATTTGCCTCACCAAGTAAAAGTCAAATCCGTGTACTACAGAGTATCGGTAGAGGATTAAGAAAAAGCGATAGGAAAACTATGCTCTATGATATATCCGACGATATCAGTTGGGGGCAACGAAAAAACTTCTCTCTTATTCATGCTTGGGAACGTGCCAAGATTTATGAGAAAGAACAATTTGAAACTAAAAAGATAGTGGTAGATCTATGAACCTGAAACAATTCAAGTTAACAAACAATGACGAAATTATCTGCGAAGTTGTAGATCGCGAAGATGCTAGTGATGACGATGATGGTATCGTTGTCAGGAAAGCACTGCGAATTATTACTTCAGAAGATTTTGAGTCATCAATTAGATATTATTCTTTTAAACCATTAGTTTCCTTTCAAGATAATATAGATGAGTTGGTTGTTATGAACGTTGGGCATATAATATGTGAAACTCTCCCTTCGAAAACATTGGTTATTCATTATGCAAAAGCAATAAAAGAAGTTGAAGAAAATGAAACCAAAAAAGCAAGTTTGATGCTTGATGATTTTATCGATGAAATTGAAGGCATGGACCAAGAAGAACTTTCGGACTGGATACATAATAAAATGTTAGAATTAACTAAGGAAGAAGAAGAAATAATAATTGATTCTGATACTCCTGGTAATATCATTGAATTTAAACCGAAGGGCGGAACATACCACTAAAAAAGGGTATTCCCCTTTTCCCGACGATAGCTCTATTATACTATACTTTTATAGTTTAGTAAAGCCCTAAAATAAAATAAATTTTTGATTAAGAATAAAATATATTCCTTTACCTTTATTGGGATATATGATATAATAGTAATGAAAGGAAGTGAACATGGCACGCACTAAAAGAGCAAGTATCCATTATGTAAATAATGCAGACTTCTCACAGGCAGTTGTTGACTATGTAAAAACAGTCAATGAAGCAACAGAAAATAAACAAAAACGTCCGACTGTACCTGACTATATTGCTCGGTGTTTCTTACGAATCGCTGAAGGTTTGTCTCACAAATCTAATTTTATTCGCTACACATATCGCGAAGAGATGGTTATGGACGGAGTTGAAAACTGTTTGAAAGCAATCGAAAATTATAATATTGAAGCAGCGACTCGTACTGGTAAACCAAATGCCTTTGCATATTTTACTCAGATCACGTGGTATGCCTTTCTTCGCAGGATTGCAAAAGAAAAGAAACAACAAGATGTAAAGTTGAAGTATCTAACTAACTCTGGTATTGAGAACTTCATTGATAATGATCTTGGTGATGACATGTCACAGCAAGTTGCTGGTGCATTTGTTGATACATTGAGACATAGAATCGATAAAATTAAAACTGCAGATACTGAAATAAAAGAGTATGTTAAGTTAGAAAAGAAAAAACGTAGAAGAACAGTAGACTCAGACCTTTCGGAATTTATGTAAATGAAGATAGCGATATTGAATGATACCCATTGTGGTATTAGGAACTCGTCTGAAATATTTTTGAAAAATGCCGCAGACTTTTATGATAATGTGTTTTTTCCTGAGTGTGAAAAACAAGGTGTGAAACAAATTGTGCATCTGGGTGATTATTATGATCATCGCAAGTTTGTAAACTTCAAGGCACTTAACCATAATCGTAAAAACTTTTTAGACCCTATGCGTAGAGCAGGTATGTCTATGGATATTATTCCTGGCAACCACGATACGTTTTATAAAAATACAAACGACCTCAACAGTTTGAAAGAACTGCTTGGTTATTACATGAATGAAGTCAACATCATTATGGAACCAAAGGTGATGGAATATGGTTCTTTGAAGATGGCGTTGCTTCCATGGATTAATCAGGAAAACTTTGATTCTTCTATGAAATTTATTCGTGAGTGTAAAGCAGACTGGTTGGGTGCGCATTTAGAACTTGATGGGTTTGAACTTTTGCGTGGGGTTAAGTCACACGGTGGTTTAGATCCTAAACTTTTTGATAAGTTTGAACTGGTCATGACTGGACATTACCATTGTTCATCAAGGCAGGATAATATATGGTATCTTGGAAGTCAACTAGAATTTTCATGGAACGATGCACATGATAACAAATATTTTCATATCGTAGATACCGAAACTCGTGAAGTTCAAAAGATAAAAAATAATTACACTTTATATGAGAAAATACTTTACGACGACAGCAAAATAGAGTATAATAGTATGGAACTCCAACATCTTGATAAGAAGTTTGTTAAGGTCGTGGTTGTTAATAAAAAAGATCAGTTTGTATTTGATCGGTTCGTTGATCGTATTCAAAACCGTGACATATACGAACTTAAAATTGCTGAAAACTTTACCGAGTTTCTTGGTGAGAATGTAGAAGATACGGAAATGAATTTTGATGATACATCAGAAATCGTTGAAACCTATATAGACGCAGTTGACACGGATCTTGATAAAGAACGTATAAAGAGTCAGTTCAGAGAACTTATGACTGAAGCACAGGCATTAGAAGTTGCATGATTTTATTTAAGACTATTCGTTATAAAAACTTTCTATCTACTGGTGACAAGTTTACCGAGATAGATCTAATCAAAGAAAAGTCCACGCTTGTCGTTGGGCAAAATGGTGCTGGCAAATCTACTATGCTTGATGCTATTTCTTTTGCTTTGTTTGGTAGAGCGCACCGCAATATCAATAAAAAGCAACTAATCAATTCTATCAATAACAAAGCGTGCTTGGTGGAAGTCGAGTTTACTGTAGGGCAAAGTAAATTCAAAGTGATACGTGGTATCAAACCAAACGTGTTTGAGATATGGAAGAATGGTACTATGATAAACCAATCTTCCCATTCAAAAGAATATCAAAAGATTCTTGAAACTAATATCTTAAAGTTGAATCATAAAACCTTTCATCAGGTAGTTGTGCTTGGTTCATCTTCGTTTATTCCTTTTATGCAATTACAAGGAGGTCATCGCCGAGAGGTGATTGAGGATCTTCTTGACATTAACGTATTCAGTTCTATGAATACTATACTCAAGGAAAAAACTAACACTCTTAAAGAAACTCTCAAAGAACTTAACTACAGCATAGAAATACAAAACAGTAAGATTGATGCTCAAGATAAGTATATACGAGATGTCGCTGCTTTGACTGAGGAAAGTAAAAAGGAATATGAATCTAGGATATCAGAGTCGCAGAATAACATCGATGACCTACAAACTAAGAACTCAGAGCTTAGCGTGGGTCTCGAAGAAGATCTACGAAGCACCGAGGAAGAGTTATCGACTTTACATGATCAACGCCAAACCCTTATGCTCAGAGGTCAAGATCTTCAAACGAGGTCAAAGGAAGTTGCCAAACGTGCAATGTTTTTTGAGGAGAATGAGGTATGTTCCGTATGCGACCAAACCATTTCAGACTCGCATAAACATGACATTCTCGAAGATGCGAAGCAAGAAGCAAGGACGCTCAAATCACAGAGCCGTGAGGTCGGTTCAGAAGGCACCACTGTGGAGGAAAAGATTGAGTCGACCAGCAGCATACTTCGAGAGATTCGATCTAAAGTATCTGAACTCAGTCAGAACAACGTCAAGATCGATGGACTCCAGAAACAAATAACGGAGTATCAAAACTCATTAGAAAAAAATGTTGGTGCTGATTTGACTCTAGCGAAAACTGACCGCGAGCAAATGAAACTCGAAAAGGATAAGATGCTAGAGAAAAAGATTAACTCCTCCGAGCAGTTTAACTACAATACGGTTGTTGCTGAAATGCTCAAGGATACTGGTATCAAAACTAAAATCATTAAACAGTATTTGCCTGCAATCAATAAACTCGTTAATCAACATTTGCAGGTACTAGATTTCTTTGTACACTTCAACTTAGACGAATCGTTTCAAGAAACTATCCGTTCTCGGCATAGGGATGAGTTTACATACGACTCGTTCAGTGAAGGTGAAAAGCAAAGAATAGATTTGGCGTTATTGTTTACTTGGCGGCAGATCGCGAAGATGAAGAATAGTGTAGCAACTAATCTTCTTATTCTTGATGAAACATTCGACTCATCACTAGACCATGAAGGTGTAGATAATCTTCTTAAGATATTATACACACTTGATGATGATACGAATGTATTTGTTATTTCCCATAAAGGTGAGATCCTTGACGGTAAATTCAAAAGCAAGATTGAGTTCAAAAAAGAAAAAAACTTTAGCAAAATGGTTGCTTAGTGCTTTACTTTTTTGACGAAATATAGTATAATATATAAAATGAATCCACGGAGAATATAATGGAATTGAATGAAAATACCGTTGACATTCTGAAAAACTTTTCAGGTATCAACCAAAACCTTCTTGTCCAAGAAGGCAATAATATTAAAACAATCAGCGAAGCACGTAATGTAGTTGCTACTGCTGTTGTTGGTGAAGAGTTTCCTAACAAATTTGGTATCTATGACTTGAATGAGTTTATCGGTGTGCTTGGTCTTATGGATAAACCACATCTCAAGTTTGATGATGAGTTTGTAACGGTAAGTGACCATAGTGGTCGTTCAAAGATTAAATACTTCTTCTCTCCCGAAGAAACTTTGACTTCACCAACTAAAGATATCAACATGCCATCTGCGGATGTACAGTTTACGTTTGATGCTGATACTATCAGTAAAATTAAACGTGCTGCATCTACACTTGGTCATAGTGAAATGTCCATCACAGGGAAAGATGGTGCACTCGTATTATCCGTTGTGGATAATGCTAACTCAACATCAAATGTTTACTCGATCGAAACTGCTGGTGAGTTCCCAACCGATTCTCAATTTAATTTCGTTATTAATATTGGCAATCTAAAATTGATTCCTGGTGATTATGAGGTAAGCATTTCCTCAAAGTTAATCTCAGAATTCAAACATAAAGAAATGAACGTTCGTTATTGGATTGCATTAGAAAAATCCTCAACCTTTGGAGCATAAAGAAATGTCGACAGAAAATCAAGATGAACTAATGAAACTTGCTAATCAGGTTTCACGTTCAACAGTAGCAGTAGTTGATGCTGTTACACAACGTGGTGGTTTTAAGGGTGAAGAACTCTCAACCATTGGTACACTTCGTGATCAAGCGATCCAAGTGATTTCCCTTGTGGAAGAAATGCAGCAAGAAGCAGCAATGGAAGATGACGAAGAATAAACTTTACTTCCCTAAAGATTTATGATATAATTATGTTTTGTTATGGAGTTTGTGAATGTCTAATGAATTTTTATGGGTTGAAAAATACCGTCCGCGAAAGATTGCTGATTGTATTCTTCCACCAAAACTGAAAAACACTTTTCAGAAAATTGTTGATGGGGGAGAAGTTCCAAATATGCTTCTCACTGGATCAGCAGGTCTCGGTAAGACTACTGTAGCACGAGCAATATGCAATGAACTTGATCTCGACTATATTGTCATCAACAGTTCGGAGGATGGCAATATTGACACTCTCCGTGGTAAGATCAAGCAGTTTGCTAGTACTGTCTCGCTTCAAGGTGGCGTGAAAGTCGTCATCTTGGACGAGGCAGATTACTTAAATCCACAATCTACTCAACCAGCACTTCGTGCTTTTATTGAAGAGTTTTCTAACAACTGTAGATTTATCCTTACATGTAATTTCAAAAACCGTATCATCGAACCGCTACACTCTCGTTGTGGTGTGTATGAGTTCAACAACGGTGATAAGGCAACGTTATGCGGTGAGTTTATGACTCGTTGTCAGCAGATCTTACTTGACGAAGGTATTACCTGCCACAAGCAACAAGTTCTTGCTGATATCATTATGAAACATTTTCCTGATTGGAGACGTGTGCTTAATGAACTTCAGAGGTATGGTATCGCCAACGGTTCTATAGATGAAAACATCCTAGTTAATATGGCGGACGGGAACTTCAATAATCTTTTTGATAATTTAAAAAATAAAGATTTCAAAAAGATGCGTAAATGGGTCGTTGATAATATAGATACTGATGCGAGTGCTATCTTTCGGGGTATGTATGATCGCATGAGTGATAAAATCGCACCACATTCCATTCCGCAGTTAGTTTTGATTCTTGCTGATTATCAGTATAAGAATGCCTTTGTTGCTGACCACGAACTGAATGTTGTTGCCTGTATGACGGAGGTAATGGCAAATGTCGAATTCAATTAAACTATACACTCAGGATAATTGTCCATATTGTGTAATCATGAAAGATAAATTAGATTCTTGGGGAGTAAACTATGAAACTGTTAATGTCAGTTATGATAGAGATGCTAAATTATTCTTAAAAGAAAATGGGCATAGGACTGTTCCACAAGTGTATTATGATACTATTCACCTCAACAAAGTGGACACCGAAGAATTTACTCAGAGATTGATGTTTCTAGAAATGCAACTTCATTGTGATGGTCAGGATTGGGGTTGTGAAAGTTTTGCGTAGAGCTTGGACATTATGGGCAAGACACCTAGGCCAAAAAGTTGGTGACACTGACACCGATGCAAATATAGTTGCTGTTATCAGAACTTTTTGGTGGGTGTTACATGTAGTTGCCTGCTTTATGATTATTATACACAATGGTGCAAAGTTAGGATGGTGGTTATGAATCCCTTTGAATATTTAAATGCAATTAATAGTAC